TAGGATATACCCTAATTGCGTTGTTTGTATAACACTACACAATCCATCCCTCTATGCCAAGACCTAAATCAGACTTAACTGGACAGACAATTTATGTTGCTGTACGCACTACGCCCTCTCTCAAAGAGGAGTTTAAACGACTTGGCGGGGCTTTATGGCTACGCCGATTCTTAGCAAATTCAATTGAAAAACATCAAAAAACCAAGGAAATCAAAACTTGATGTTGACAAACACTAAAAGTTTGTTAAGATTTGTCTCGTTGTCGTTGCACACAACAGGTTTAAAAGCCGTTTACTCATGCGTATTGCCTTTGGGGATTCCTAAAGGGTGCAACCAATATGCAGTAGTAAGCGGCTTTTTTATTTGTGCATTGACTTCCGTACTCCACACGATAGTAGTGAGTCTGCATGGACTGCTTGGAAGAAAACACCGACATCAGGAAACACCCCCTGTTTGCCGACCAGCGTTGATTTGGCGACTGGTAAAGCACACAGTACATCGGTGGTAAACAAGGCTGTGTGTATAAGCGAACAAATCCGTCAAGCGCACTTGGGGCTTTTTTGGTTTTTCAATGTTAATAGGATTCAATATGAACATCAATCAGTCTGGAGAAGGTAGGATAGAAATGACTCTATCCACCCTTGGAGAACCTATGTCTAAAGGAAATGCAATGTTTGAAGACTTTTGGAAAGCCTACCCAAGCACACCACGCAAGGGTGGAAAGGCTAAATGCAAACAGGTATGGGACAAGTCCTATTGCGACACCCAAGCCGAACAAATCCTAAAACACATCAACTGGCTAAAAACAACAGAGCAATGGCTAAAGTTAAATGGGGCATTTATTCCCGCACCTTTGGTCTACCTAAACCAGCAAAGATGGGATGGTGCTGAAGTTCCTGAGATTAAACGGCAGGAAACAGCCCTAGAAACGATTGCAAAGAGCAGAGCAATGTCAGTGCCTATGCCTGACCACATAAGGGCTAAACTTCAAGCATTGAGGCGCATATGACAAAAGATGAAGCCAATAAACTACTGGACAGACACAAAGAAACCAAGGAATTTAGCTACCTTGACACCACACGAATGCTCACAATTACTGGAGACATTGAAGAACACCGAAGCGAAGGAGTGGATTCAAAGGCACAAGAGGAAACAATACGACCTTGGGAGTGTGAATGCTTCAGGTTGGTGGCGACAAACCTTGTCAGACATACAGCAAAAGCGTGGTCAAGCAGCAGTTGATGATTTGCGTAGAAGAATGAATAATCTTAAGGGAAATCAATGATTTACATAGGTATTGATACTGGTGTTGCAAATGGTGCGCTTGGGGCTATTGACCATGACGGAAATTATGTTGATTCTTTTATGATTGACCATAAGGACAAGCACATTCTTGCGCTGGTATTTAAAAGCCGAATCCTATCCATTGTTGACCCCAAAATAGGCGCAGAGATTTGCATGGAACAAGTCCATTCAATGCCAAACCAAGGGGTAAGCAGCACCTTTGCGTTTGGAAGGGCTGTTGGGGTCATAAGTGCCGTTTGCGAGTTAACAAACTACCCTCTTCACCTTGTAACCCCTCAACGCTGGAAAAAACACTTTGGGCTAACTGCTGACAAAAACGAAGCATTGGACAAAGCGAGGGAGTTATTTCCAAAGGCTAAAAGCACATTAAAGTTGAAAAAGGATATTCACAAAGCAGAATCCCTACTTATCGCCGAATACTGGAGACAGTGCCATGCCTGAGATTGAAGATAAAAAGGGTGTAGTGGTCAAGTTTGACCCCATTGAATACGAGGCACTGAGGGCAATAGGTGACGGAAACATCTCCGAAGGGTTCAGGGTTTGCTTGCGTTGGGCAGTGCATTTTCATAGCATAGGTTTAAGGTCGGATGACAACCTTGATTATGTTGGGCTTTGCACAGTTGCGGATTAATGGCTAGGAAGGCTTTAAAGGTACTTTTTAGGCGTTATTTTTAACAATCCATCAATGGGTACATTGTCGGGCTTGCAGGGTCTTAAAAGTAGGCAAGAAAAAACCACCCGAAGGTGGTTGTAAGTGAGTGCTTACTAACTTATTCTGTTAACTTATCAAATTCTTCTAATTGTTCGGCTTCAGTTGCAAACCATAAACACTCCATGACTTCACAAAAAACATCATCGCCGTTAATAATTTCAATACAAAAAGGGTATTTTGGATTGGTTACATCATCATAAAATTTAATTAAATTCATTTTAAGCCTTTCAGTTAAATTTAAAAATGTTTTCAAATATTTTGCAGAATTGACGGGTTTCTCGTTTACCATTTATTTCTAAATTAACTACATCAAATGGCAAAGCCTCAAACAATGCCTTTTTTGTGTCATCAGTAACAAATTCATCTTTAAGCATTGCAAGTGCTTCAGAATCATTAAGATATTCATATTTGTGAAAATGAGTAATATATTCATTTGGTTGTTCGTCTTGAAGTGAATCAAACCAAACAGCAACAGGTGTATGCAAATCATTTGTAAAGCTTAATTGAATCATGTTGAAACCTTTTCAATGTTGTACTTTTGGCGCAAGGATGCAATGGCGCAAGCATCTTGCTTTTCTGTCAAAATGAATTGATTGTGTGGCGGTTTTTGGTACAAATTGAAGGTTTTAATGCTTGTCAAGTGCCAGCCGCTTGATTTTCTTTCAAGCAGGATACTTGTGCCAGTTCGGGAATATTTATAGCTATGAGTGACAGTCTTACCCGAATAAGCAATAAATTTAGCACCTACAGCATCTTTTTTCAGAATGCCTAGTTTTTCAAGACCTGATTCAGCATCTTGAACCACTTCTGCAATTTGCGAATAATCTGTAAAAGTGTGTTCTTTAGATTTTCCATTTACTAATGAGAGTGCAGTCTCAACATCAATGCAAATTTTAGAGGGTAAAAAATACACAATTCCCAAAGGGTCGGGAGTCGTGCTAGTACCTTTTTCATGCCCAAATTTTAAATTAATACTTTTCATTTTGAAACCTTTCGAAAGATAATTTTTAAGAGTAGTGCAATTGTGGCAAACATCATTTAAAGGATTCCACAAGTTGATTGACTTCACATTGTGAAATTCCCTTGCCTGAATCTAAAAACCTCGCAACATCTTTACTTGTCAAACTGCCATATTTATTTTTTTCCGCAAAATCACCTGCCCATCGCATCCATTTAGATCGCAAAATTGCCTCTGATTCTTCCTCAGTGAATCCCCTTTTAAGCAAAAAAGCACAGACAGAAGTCCAATTCTTGTATGCCAAAACAGAGTAAGCATCTTGGGTTTTTAATGCGAGCATGATGGCTTTACCTCGCAATTCTTGAGTTTTAGTCATGCGATCACCTTTGAAAACTGTTTTAACTGCCATGCACAGGCATAGTGCCATGTTCCAAGTGCATCAATAACTGAAATTAACTCTTGACGAGAGAATTCACTTAGGTCTAATTTATTGATATGACAAGAAACTATCTTAGCTACTTTAGCCTTGGAAATATTACAAAATGTGTTGTCGTAAGCCTCTACAAAGGCTTTTTGTTCGTCTAATTTCATGCTACAAACTCCCCTGTAAATTGTGCAAATGTCATGCTCTTTGCATAAAAATTATGCCCAACACGTTTAAACGCTGAATAAACGGGATAACCCTCAGCATTGTCGTGGTCTGCTTCACCAACTAAAAAAGCAGCTTTTTTCTGTGCTCTAGGTGGCACTGCTTCCAGCATTTCCCAATACATTGCTTCTGTCGTTGGTATCCATTCGGAAGGGTTTGCTGCCATTGCATCCCAAAGGGCTTGCCATTCTAGTTTGTCGTTCATGCTGTCACCTCTGTATTTTGTAGGTCAAAAAATGTCCATGATTGGCAATTTGTGCATTTAAAAGCATATTGCCCTCTGTTTGGCGGGTATTCTGTCGTTTGGATTGTTTGGGGGTCAGGCTTTTGACAACAGCCATGACAACCCCAGTTTGCGGCAATTTGTGCCGATTGGTATCGTGGGAATGCTTTGTTCACGCTGCCACCTCTGCACTGACCAAAGCGTTTAAACGCTCGCAAAGGTTACCCAAGCAACCTGTGTATTCCTGAAACACAATGCCACCGCCATACTGTTTATTGTGGAATTTCTTGCCACCCAGTTTTTTTGCAATAGCAAGGGCATCCGCATAATTGCGGGAGAAATGCAAGAAATGACAAACATGGCGAGGATTGCCATTAATGTCATGCTTGATTTTGGTGAAGTCGGAAGGTTGAATCATTTTGAAGCCTTTTATCGTAGGTTAGCCACTACAAGCCTTACACGAAAAGTGCAAGCCCAAGGGGACAAAATCCCCAAGGGTTTGAACTCTGTTTAAACGCTCTCAGTTTTAGAATGTTCGTATTGCTGAGTTGACCATTTGTCTATGATTGAAACCTCATAATCATATTCTGATTGTGTGATTTTGCTCTGCATTAGTTTTTTATCGAGTTTGTCTATTGCTCGCTCGACAATAATTTCTATTTCGCTTTCGCTCATGGTGAGATTACGAGTTGACATAATTAAAACCTTTCAATTATCAGAATGAGGGATAACACAATGGCTGCACAGCCGCACACGGCAAGCACAATAGAATCTATTTTGTCGAACATCATGCCACCTCGCTTTGGGCGATGAGGTTGGTTTGATAAGCAGGGCAGTTGAGCCAAGCCTGTTCAAACAAATCAAAGAATGCCTTATGCAATTTTTTGCTATTGTTTGAATCTGCTCGAATCATTGCCTCGCCGATGTGAGTGGCAAAGCCACCATATGAGCCTTTGGTCAACTCAAGAGCCGCATACAAAAGCTTATCTTGCTGAGAATAGTCTGACATTGTGAAGCCTTTCAAAGTTATAAAGTTTGGCAATATGCCCCTTAACCCTGACACGCAGGGCTAAAGGTCAGACTGTTTAAACGCTCTCGGGAATCTTACCCAGTAGCTTGCCCAACTCAACATGAATCTGCGCCTTTGTGCCTTTCATGCCCATGCCCTTTAAGGTTTTGTAGCAAGACACGCCCCTGCTCATTGTCATGCCTTGCAATTCGAGACCAAGCCCACGCCAAAGCACAATCATGCGATATTGCTCGATTTGATTAGGGTCAGTTAACATTGTCATTTTGAAGCCTTTCGATTCGTGCGACATTGCACTGATAAGCCCCTGAGGGCTTACCGCTGAAATGTCAGTCTGTGGACATCTGCCCATGTTCAGGGCAGTAAGGTGCGCCCATGTCTGCCAGCCACTTGCCCGAAGTGTATGCGATGTAGCCGCAGTCTGAGCAGATACATTTCAGCATTCGGGTGCTTTGCTTTTTGATAGCATTCGCAGGCTTTAATTCTGCGTGAGGGTAGTCGCCGAGAATGGCAAGCACTGGCGAAGCCCATGCCTTGAATTTGTCCCCTGCGACAGTAGCAGTCATTTTGCCCTCCAAACCGATAGCAGTGGCAGTGCGTTTAAACGCTTTGCCATGCCCTGCGTTTGGGTGAATCGCATGAATCCATTCGTGGGCGAGAATGTCTAATACTCTGCTTGAATCGCTGATTGTGGGTGAGATGAAAATCTCTGCGTGTGAATCAGCCGAAGCCACTGAATTCCAACATTCGCCGATTCTGCGATTCTTGGCGCTCATAGCTGACTTTGAGGGGAAGCCACACGAAGCCCTGACCTTGGTAGGCACTGATTCGCCTACTGATTCAAAGAGCGTTCTAAGGTGCTCGCTTGCTTGATTCAGCCATTGCTCTCTAGTGATTGTGTTTGTCATATTGAAACCTTTTAAATGTTGACGATGTGTCCAAGGGACAATAAATACTATGCACATACCATGCCAATATTTGACTTTCAGCAAATGCAATGCTTGCAGTGATAGTGGTCACTAACAGAGCGCACCAAACTGGTGATGTTAGTAGACACTCTGCACCAAAAAAGGGATGTTAGTAGATGCTATTCACCACAATGGTGCAATATCGAATTGCCGTGAAATGGCGTTTCATAATGTGAAACCTAATTTATTGTATTCTGAATTCTGAATGTATATTACTGGATGTTATGAAGTGGTAGGGAAATGGTGCATAAAGCATATATGCCTGTTGATAACAACAACTCATTATCATTAGCATTACCCGACCGACCAGTCGGTTAACTCATTCCGCATTATGGAATGCCTGTTATGTTAGTTGGCGCTTACTTACTATGGGGGGGAGGGGTAGTGGTGTGTGTGTAAATATTTGTGTACCCTCCTCCCTACTGGAAAAGCCAAACATAGCGTTTAAAAACAAAATGGATAGCTGGATTAAGTAAGAGGTTGGTTGACAAATAGGATAGACACCCGTGAGTGGGTATGTCCTTTTTAAAGGAGAGCCTCTCGTTTATCTAAGTTAGAGAAGGTTGTCAGTCCTTACTCTCCACGCTACAAGCCCCGTTCAAGATGTGAGTCTTTACTTAAGAACTACATGGTTCACTACGTTTATCCTACTTGGTCGGCTCAACCGCATAGAGGGGTGGGTGATGCCCCCGTTTGATTACACTATACAAGAATCCTGTTCTCATGTAAAGTGCGTACTAACTTCCCTTCACTGGATAAAAGATGAACGTAGTAGATGCACTCCCTGATAGCTTAAAGAAAACCAAGGGTAGACCCAAGGGTTCGGGTAAGTTGACTATGGCTAAATACGCTGATGCCAAGCCATTAGCTATGTTGCCTAAGACTGAGAACCAACGAGTCAAAGAACTCAAAGACTTGTTGATAAACAGTGCTGGAGTCAATGTTGTCCAAAAGACTGTTCAGATTGCCCTTGATGATGACCACCCTGCACAGATGGCTGCACTGAAGCTATGTATGGATAGGATGCTTCCCGTTACTCTGTTTGAGAAAGAAAAGAATCAGAGAAGTGCTGTCAACATTACGATTTCAGGCATTGGTGGTGTAACCATTGGTGAAAACACAGTAGATGCTGAAGATGTAGAAAGCAAAGATGTCTGATCTGAACTTTAGCCTCCTTCCTTGGCAACAAGAAGTTTTTGCTGATAAAACAAGATTCAAGGTCATTGCTGCTGGTCGTAGGTGCGGCAAGTCTAGGCTCTCAGCTATTACCTTATTGATTGAAGGTTTGCAATGTAGTGCTGGTTCTGCTGTTCTTTATGTTGCACCTACCAATGGTCAGGCAAGACAGATTATTTGGGATGTTTTGATGGAGTTGGGTAGAGAGGTTATCCAAGCTAGTCACATCAATAACATGGACATTACCTTGATAAACGGAGCAAAGATTTATGTCCGAGGTGCAGATAGACCAGATACTTTGCGAGGAGTGTCTCTCACCTACGCTGTGCTTGACGAGGTTGCAGACATCAAACCCGAGGCTTGGGAACAGGTTATTCGTGCTTCTCTGTCAGACAAAAAGGGCAGAGCAATGTTCATCGGCACTCCCAAGGGTCGCAACTTCTTCTATGACATCTTTAAACTTGGGCAGTCAGAGGAAGATGAGGATTGGAAAGCATGGCATTTCACCACCAAAGACAACCCTTTGATAGACCCAGAAGAGATTGAGTCTGCCAAGAAAACCCTGTCTAGCTTTGCTTTCAAACAAGAATACCTAGCTTCTTTCGACAATGCTGGCTCTGATGTATTCAAGGAAGAATGGATTAAATACGGGGTAGAACCTGAACATGGCTCTTACTTTGTAGCTGTTGACTTGGCTGGCTTTGAAGAAGTTGCAAAACAAGCGGCAAATTCTAAGAAAAGGTTAGACCAGACAGCCATTGCTGTTGTCAAGGTAACTGATGATGGCAAGTGGTTTGTCAAAGAGATTGCTTACGGGCGGTGGGACATTCGGGAGACTGCTGCAACCATTCTGTTGAAGATGCGGGAATACCGACCTTTGAGTGTTGGAATTGAGAGGGGAGCGTTAAAAAACGCTGTTTTGCCGTATTTGAGTGACTTAATGCGAAAAAATAATGTATATTCCCACATAGTTGACTTAACGCATGGCAACAGGAAAAAGACTGACAGGATTATCTGGAGTCTCCAAGGAAGGTTTGAGCATGGGCGTATTGTGCTGAACTCTGAGGAAGATTGGGATGAATTCAAAGATCAACTCTTGATGTTCCCCGCCAACGGAGTTCACGATGACTTGC